GTAAAGGGTGCAGGGACGGTGCCGTTGCGGTTGAGGATGAATTGCTCCTGGAGGATGATTTTGATTTCTTCCATGATCTCGTTCTGGCGGGTCATCTTCTCCATGACCGGGTTAGCGCCTACGCCGATGACGTTGGAGAAGCCTTCGGGGCCCTTGAAGTTGGTGCCGCTTGGCTGCTTCTTGTCTTCCACTGTCTTCTTGCTGGCGTCAACAAGCGGGGCAATCATCTTAGAGATGACGGCCTGCACGTCTGCCGCCTTGGCCATCGCTTCTGCGGAGTTGGCGTCCAGACCGTATTTGAGACGGAAGCCTCGAAAGCCGCCAATCTCATCGGCGACCTTGTCGCGCATACCGGGTTGCTCTAGGAACTTGGTGAACTCGGTTTGCTTGGCGGTCTTGGCCATCTCGCGATCCTTCTCGTCCTGCTCTTTAGCGGCCCGGGTTTTAGCCAGGACAACAGTCTCCGAGTCCAGATACTTAGACTCTGCCTTAACTGCGAAATCATAGGCTTCCTTGATGTCCTGCTTACGCTTCTCAATAGCGGCAGAGATAAAGTTAATAGCAGAGTTCAATAGCACCAGCGGGGCCACGAAGGCAAAGGCAATGTCCTTAAAGGCCATGCTGAACTTCTTGCCGATGTCCTCGACCTGCTTGCCAAAGCCGACCGTGGCAGTCTTCGCCCGGTCCATCGCCTGCGGGACGTCCGAGGTGGTCTTGATATTGACTGTCAGGTCTTGGGCCATGTCAGGGAGTAGTTACCTTTGCAGGATTGGAAGCAGGCGACGCCGCCTCCTTGGCTTCCTCCTCGGCCATGAATGCTTCCTCCTCGGGCGACATGATCGCCACGTCCGCACCCTTGGAGATAGCCAGGGCGGAGTTAAGCCAGATGGCCTGACACTCCGGCATCTCCCACGCCCGCTTCTCGTCGATGCCGTTGGTGATAAGGTTGGCGACGATGGACAGCGGCCACGGCACGCCCTTGCTTCCTCCGCTGCTCTTCTTGGCCGTCTGCTCCCAGAACTTTGGCCAGTCCTGCACTAGGATGTAGCCGGCGAAGGCTTCGAGCATGGCCTCGAACTTGGCAGGGTTGCGGGACAGGTGCATCATCCGCAGCTGATCGCGCCAGCCTAGGTCGCCTAGGGGTTCTTCGGCGCACACTTGGCAAGCGAAGATAAGGTCGGCAGGCGTCACGCCGCGGGAGCCAGTCACCAGCGGGGAGTCGAAGGCCATAAGCCGCACCCGGTACTTGAGGCAGAAAGGGTAAAGCGTACGACCTAGGAACTTGAACCCAGATGGGTCAATTTGACTATTTAGGAAGCGGCGGTCCACCCCTTCAGATTAACCCCTCAACAGGGAAGTCAATCAGTAGGTAATTTCTTCAAAGGACTCGGCAGTCAAAGAGACTGTCACGAAGCCTTTCGAGCTGCCGCGGTCGTCTACTTTTGTGATGATTCCTGAGAAGCTGACCGAAGCAGAGCCGCCCGGATAAGCCGAAGCGGTCTTGACCGTAAAGGAAAGAGTAGCGCCAAGAGCAGGAATCGACGAAGCGCTTGCCACGCCCTCGACCGTAATCTCGGAGCGGCGGTCGTCATAGCGAGCCGTAATGGTGCGGCCAGTCTCATCGACGACCGTGCCTACGTTATTAAAACCAGAGGAGACGGAGTAGCTTTGCACAAAAAGCGAGGCCTCTTGGCCTGCTCCGATTCCGTAGAGGCAAACAGTTCCAGTATTTACGGCGGCGCACATGGTTATAGTTGCTCGGTTTGGTAACCTTACGCGGGGAAGACGGCCAGTAGGTCGAACGTGAACGAGGTCGCCCAGGAGCGCTCGTCGATACCCTCGTCTTCGGACTGCATGGTGACGTCATAGCAGGACGCGTCCCCTGTGGCCGTGAAGGCCGCCTTGATGGAGACCAGGTCACGCATATTGCCGGACAGGGCAGCGCAGCGCAGGCGGTGATCGGCGAGGGTCGTGTCATCGGCGTTCGAGAAGAGAGTGATGCGGACCGAGCAGGAGAAGTTGCCTTCGCCCTCGGGGAGGTCAGACGGTGCCTGGGCAGACTCGCAGACGACCACGGCCTTGGGCAGGGTCTGGGTGGCCGCGTTGTCGCCCGTGAGGAACGTGACGGTGGTCAGCCCGGTCTGGGTCGAGAGGTAGGTCGCGACGGTGGCCTCGACGATGTGACGGATGGATTTGGTGCCCATGGTTATGATTTGTTGTTAAACTTGTTGATGTCGAGCTGGAGCAAGTGGCGGATGCGTCCGGGCATTTGCTTGACGCGGTTGCCGTAGACGAGGCCGAGGACACCGGCCTGATCGGCGATGCCGTTGACGTTGCCTTTGCTGTTGGTGATTGTTACCTCGGCAATCTTGTCGGTAAAGGTGGAAGTGTTACGACCAGGGACTGAGGTGTGTTTAGTAATCCACGCGGTCTTGAGCAGTTCGACCCCAAAGTCTTTGGGGACTCCGTTAATCATGGGCTTGGCAAGGGAGCGAAGCGCCATGGCCCAACCTGACTTTACAGCGCCGACGGTCTGCTGGCGCTGGGCGACGTAGGTCTCGATGTCTGCCTTGTTCTCGGCGACGTACTTAAACATCCAGTTAACGCCGCTAACGTTATGGCCTTGCTTCCAGAGACGCCCGCCGGTGCGGTTGTAGACAGGTTTGTAGATGGCGTTGATTTCGCCCGGGCTTTGCAGGTAAGCCTGATTGGCGGACTCGTTGGAGACCTTGGTGCCAATCCTGTTGAAGTAGTTACGCAATTTCTTGAAGCCCCAGACGGTTCCGAAGCCGTTGTAACGGTCGGAGAGTACCTTAGCCAGAAAGGGATTACCGTTTAGGATGCTCGAGCCCTTGGCCGCTACCTTCCAAAAGAGGGCGGGGTTGTCGCTAAGTGAAAGGGAGCCGAGGCGCTTGATGAGCCGGGCCTGTTGGGTCTTCTTGGTTCCGCCCGTCAGAGATGTGACGACCTTGCCGACATCTCGGTCAACAGCCTTTTCTCCAGCCTTCGCAGCTGAGGCGTCTAGACCCCTGCCTCCGCCCTTGGCCAGGGGCGGTGTAAACCTTGCCGCGTCTTGGCAAGCCAGGGCGGCCTGCTCTAGGGTGGCGTCCTTCAGGGTCTGCTTGGACCTAGTCGCGTACTTCTGTATGGCGGCAAGGAAGTCAGCCTGAGACTTGGGCTCAATGGTGACCTTGACCACGGCTTTACTGGTTATCGTCGATGACGACGAGCGTGATCCATGCCGACCCGGGCTTGTAGGTCTGGGTCGTGATGCGGACGGTCTTCCCGCCGGCGACGATTTTCTTGCCTTGGCCTAGGCTGGCGATGGGGACGCCTGCCGACAGTAGGGCCGCCGATGACCCATTAGACCCGTCTGGGAGGGTCCAGGAGGCCGTTACAGCGGGCATCCTGACCGAGTACTGGGTCCGCTCCATATACCCACCTGCTTCGAGGACGGTCATCACGGCGGGGTCGGAGATTAGGCACTGAAAGGTGATGGCCCCAGAGTTAGCGGTTCCGGCCACGCCGAAGTCCGCGATCATCTCTTTAGCGTCAGCGAGAAAGTCAGCGTAGAGGCTCATCCTATCATTGCCGCCTTTGGGAACTAGGCACAAAAAAAGGGCCCCTTTCGGAGCCCTTTAAGTTCGTTGCCTTGGCCGCTATTAGGCGGAACAAACGCGGTAGAGCGAGGTCGAGCGACCGACAGCAGCACCGAACATCAGAGTGGCCGTGACGTTCAGGAAGCCAGACTGCTCCATGCCGACGAGCACCTGGACACCGAGACCCGTGGTGGCGTCGACAGCGTTCGAGACTTCGAAACCGGGGATGCCTTCAGAGTCAGGCAGAGCGGAGGCGAAGGCGATAGCGTCAGGGCCAGCGACGAAGCCAGCAAGGCCTTCGCCGTTGCCGGCGAGATTGGCGAACTGGTAGATGCGGGCGCCGGCGATGATGCCGAGGTCGCCGTCGCGGATGATGTTCGCGCCGAGGACGTTGTTGCCGACGATCGTGGTGTCCTTACGGAGACCAGCAATGTAAGCGCTGTTGAGCACGGCGAAGCGAGGGCTCGGGGCCTTGGCGTCGTCGAGAATCTTCTGCACACCCACGAGTTCGTCGTAGGAGAGGTCAGCACCAGTAACGGCGCCGGAAGCGTAATTAGCGACAGTGACCTGAGCGTTGATGACGTCCATGACCTTCTGGGCGAGACCGATAGAGGCGGTCTGAACGAAGTTGTTGACGAAGAAGTCAGCGCCGTAGTCCTTCAGGTTCGAAGGGGTGAAGCGGCTGGAAATCTTGAACTGGGTCAGGGTGACAGTCGCCGACGTGACAGTCGCGTCATCGGAGGTGAGGTAGCCACCAGAGCCGAAGGCGGTAGCGGTCGAGGTGCCGATGAGGGGAACCTGGATCGCCATGCCGGTGGAGCCGGGACGGGCGGAGAAGACAGACGAGATGCCGGAGAGGACCGGGAGCTTGTTCTGGAGGGAGGAGAGGACGCCAGCCGACAGTACTGACGGGGCGGCAGAGATTGCGTTAGCCATGATGTTTGATTAGGTAGGGTTGAGGGAAATTAGAAAGAGGCCTTGATGATCGCAGAGCGATGGGCCTCAAAGTAGGCGTTGCGTTCCTTGGACCCGACAGGCAGGGCCATGAAAGCGACGTAGTGGTTGACGGCCTCGGCAGGAGCGCCGTCGCCCTGGGGAAGGGCAACCGGGGTGACGCCGACAGACGCGGCAATCTTAGCGGCCTCTTTAGAGGCGCTGACCTTGACGGCTTCAGCTTCGAGAGCGGCGGCCTTGAGGGCGGCGGCTTCGGCTTCGATATTCTTGACGACTTCGGTGAGGCTGGCGATGGAAGCGTCCTTCACGGAGGCTTCGACCTTCAGGCTTTCGAGTTCCGCGGCGGCGCCGACGGTGAGCTTCTCGACGGTGGCACGGAGGTCATCGCGTTCGGCGGTGAGGCCCGAGAGGGCAGCCGAGGCTTCGAGCAGTTGTTCTTCGATGGTCATCTTGAGTTTGCGGGAGTTGGAAACTTAGAAGGACCGCAGGGCTTCGGAGAAGGAGTCAGCGAGACCCGTCACCAGTCCCTGGGCGGCGGCCTGCTTGCCGGAGAAGGTCTGGCCTTCCATGGCTTCGGCCTTCACCATCTTGCGCTTCATTAGGACCGCGGCTTTAAACTCGGAGTGAATTTCGTCCACGCTCTCTTGGAGGTTCGCCATCTGGCCTTCGTCGAGGGTCGTGCCTTCGATGCCAGCGCCCTTGTACTTGCCGGACTTGATGACGACCATCTTGATGCCGGCCATCTTGGCGGCTTCGGAATAGTCAGGGACAGCGAGGTAGACCCCGATGCTGCCGACCGTGGCAGACTTCGAGGACATCACGCGATCAGCGGCGGAGGCGACCCAATAGGCAGCCGAGGCCATCTCGGTGTCAGTGTAGGCCATGGTCGGCTTCTCAAGGTTGCGGACCTTGTTGGCAAGTTCCTCGATGCCGGTGACCGTGCCACCAGGGGAGGAAACTTGCAGGGCGATACGCGTCACGTCTGGGTTCATAGCGAACGCATCGACGGCGGCTGAGAGTTCGTCCACGTCGGCGGCGCCCATCATCTTCTCCAGAGGAGTCAGACCTTTGCCGATCACGCCGTATACCGGGATGACGCCGACACCGTCAGCGGTGACGTAGGGCTTGGGGGCGACTCCAAAGAGCTGCGCAAGCATATCGGTGAAGCCGAACTTCTCAGCCAGGACAGCGTGGTCCTTGGCCTTGGCCGGGTCGATGAGGAGGGGCTCGCGGCCCGATAGGCCATTGGTGAGGAAACGCATGGGTT